TATCTTAATCGGTAGAATCCTAACCGCCATAAGCGCTTTAAGAAGCTTCTTCTCCATGCTAGGAGGTACTGCAAAGCTTGCTATCAATCCTAAGGGCGTAACAGCCGGAACGGAGGCTGTAGCAAAGAGTGCAGATAAAGCAAGCGGTGCACTAGGTGGTGCAGGAGGTGCGGCTAAAAAGGCGGCTAAAGATATAAAGAGTGCGACTACAGGCATTGACGAACTCAATATCCTTCCTGATCAGAGCAATTCCTCCGGAGGTGGAGGTGGTGGAGAAGGTGGCGGGGGCGGTGCAGACTTCCCCATGGAATCCTTCGATACCGGCGCAATGGAAGAAGGAACAGCCAAAATCAATGAGCACTTGCAGGGCATGATAGATAGGTTCAACGAATTAAAGAATCTCTTTATGTCCGGATTCTGGGAGGGGCTAAAAGACACATCAGTACTCGACTCCATCAAAGAGAACCTTAAAGAAATTGGAGAAAGTCTTGTAAACATTTTTACATCAAGTGAAGTGCTTAATGCGGCTAACACCTTTGCTGACAGGGTTGCAGTTGATCTAGGGAAGATTGCAGGAGCAGGAGTAAGTATCGGACTTACTTTCGTGGATTTCTTAAGCGGTTCTGTAGAGAAATATCTTGCGCAGAACACAGAACGCATTAAGAAATTCATTGTGAAGATGTTTGATATTGAAGGAGATATCGCAGACATTCAAGCGAACTTCGCAGTAGCTATAGCTGATATCTTTTCCGTGCTTCAAGGCGACAACTTTAAGCAGATAGGGGCAAATATCATTAGCATTGTTTCGGATATATTGGGAACTTTCATTGTGGTTTCTGAAAGCTTTTTCCGTGACTCCATAGATGTGATTCTGACTCCTGTTGTGGAGTTAAAAGACCGGATTATTGAAACCTATAATGCACTATCTGAACCGGTAATGCAGGTTTTTAATGACTTGGCTGAAATATTCCATATGTATGGTGACACGATCATAAGCATCTATGATAATTCCGTTCACCCGCTATTTACTTTGATGAAAGAAACCATCGTTTCAGTAGGAGACAAATTCTTAGATTCCTTCGGCACTTACATTCTTCCGATAGTTCAGAAAGCGGCAGACAAGTTCACAGATTTTAAGGACAATGTCATTGCCCCTCTCATGCCAAAATTTGAAGAGGTTTTCGGAAAAATATCGGAATGTATTCAAGTATCGTGGACTACCGTCATAGAACCTTTTATCGATTGGTTCACCGGCGTTGCAGTACAGCAAATCGGCATGGCCTTGGATATCGCCGTAAATTGCTTCTTCGCATTCCTTGATGGAGTAGGAAAGGTAATTGACGGCGTCCTGACTGCTCTTGGCGGTCTTATGGATTTTATCATTGGTGTGCTTACAGGAGACTGGGACAGAGCATGGAATGGTATTAAAGCTATATTTGACGGCATATGGAGAGCTATAACAGGCATCTTAGAAGCGATGCTAAATGTAATGCATGCAAAGCTTACCGGTATGCTCAACATGATAAAAAAGAACTGGGAAGCTGTCTGGAAAGCAGTATCTGATTTCTTTAAACACATTTTTGACGGTATTAAGTCTGCGCTTAGCGAGAAGATGGAAGCCGTTAAGAATGGAATCTCCACTGTCTTAAACATCATAAAGGAAAACTGGGAAAAGGTTTGGACGAATTTGAAGACTACTACTATTTCTATATTTGAAGGTATGTGGGGCGGTATCAAAGGCGTTATCAACTCTATCCTTGGCGGTGTGGAGTCCATGGCCAACGGAGTAATCAAGGCTATTAATAGCATGATTAATTCTTTGAACTCCATTAGCTTTGAACTTCCCGATTGGATTCCTGAAATAGGAGGAAACAGTTTCGGACTTAGTATTCCTACCGTTCCTACGGTTTCCATTCCTAAGCTTGCTAACGGTGGCTTTGTAAAAGCAAATACTCCGCAGCTTGCCATGATTGGTGATAACCGGCACTACGGAGAAGTGGTTGCTCCGGAAAACAAGCTGGAAGATATGCTTAATAAAGCTGTCTCCCTTGCTTCTAATCCGGGAATCTCCGAAGAACATTTTGAAAAGATGCTTTCCTTCCTGTCCAGAATCTCCGAGCAAATTGAAGCTATGGATCTAACGGTATACGTGGATGTTCGAGAGATAAAACAAAGGCTTACCGACTTGGAAGGCCGAAGCGGTTACAGCTTAAGGGGGTAATATGGCAACGATAACAATCAACGGAAAAGAATTTCCTGCTCCGGACATTGGCGGCAATCTTGTGGTTGCTACCAATGTTTCTGCCGGAAAGAATGCCAAAGGAGAGTTCGTTGGCCAGAAGGTAGGAAGAGACCAGTACAAGTTTGACTCTCTCCAGTGGAAAAGCTTAGATGCCAAGACTTGGGCGGATATGCTGCAGGAGTTCGATAAATTTGTGGTGGTCGCAAAAATCCCTGATATGGTCCATAACCGTTTTCAGACTATCCGGATGTATCCGGGAAACAGAACAGCTACTCCGATAGCCTTCGATAAGGCAGGACTGCCTACCATGTATCGGGATTGCAAGGTAAACATTGTAGACTGCGGAATCAATTAACCGGGAGGGGCTATGCTTCAAGTAACAAGTGCATACAAAGAAGAAATGAAAAAGCCCCTCCGGGGGCATACCCTAATGAGGGTAAACATCGGAGTTATTAATCAAGAGGCGCAGGGCAGTGCTCGTGTGAGTTCTGAGACAGCTTATTTTAGCAATCTGGAAAAGCCTCTTAATAACTATGTTGTGGATGCCCTATATGCCACTACGGAAGAGAACTATAGTTCCGTAGACGGACGGATGTATTTTCTTCCCAGGGAGAAGTCGGACTGCGTTCTGAATCAGGGAATTGTATCAAAGGAAATAGAAGGGACTATAGACTTTATCTTCCCTGTTCCGGTGGATCTAAGAGGAGTAACTATAGACTTCGGAAAGACCTATCCGGAAGCATTTACAATCGTTACAGACCAAAGCTTGAAGGATGTAACCGGGAATACTAAAAGCAAATATGTCTGTGATGAAGTATTTAAAGGTACCACGACACTATCTATCATTCCTAATAAGATGATAAATGGTCGTGGTCGCTTACATATCCATGAAATCATCATGGGCATAGGTATCTACTTTAACGAACGGAACATCCTGTCTGCCAGTAAGAAAGAGCATATCAGCCCTATTATGGAGGCGCTGCCTACAATCGACTTTAGATTAAGTGTAAACAATAAAGATAGGGCTTATGACATAGAAAACGAAAAGAGTACGGTAAACTTCCTAGAGCTTGGCCAGAAGGTGCAAGCCTTTATGGGACAGGAGATTGAGGACAGGATTGAATGGCTCCAAGTAGGAACTTTAAAGCTTAAAGAGTGGTCTGCTGACGACGATAAAATGAGTTTCACAGCTATAGACTTCCTATCCGGTCTTACAGGGAAGTATAGGAAGGGGAAGTATTACCCTCAAGGGATAAGCATATATGACCTTTGCCTTGATGTGCTTACCGATGCCGGAGTAGACCCTAGAGAATTTTACATAGACAAATATCTAAAGGCGGTAAAGATAAAGAATCCTATTCCTGTGGTATCTCATAGAGAAGCCTTACAGCTTCTTTCCAATGCAGGAAGATGTCTTTTGTATCAAGACGAAAAAGGTAAGATTGTGATTCGCTCTTCCTTCGTTCCGAGGATGACCAGTACAGTAGCTAGGGAGCCTTATTTCTCCAATGGTACAAGGATTCTTGAGACTCTGCCTATTAAAGAATACTCCCTTACAAACGGAAACTATTCTAGGGTAGACGGCACGACTTTATTTCTTCCAAGAAGTGGCAAGGCAGATGTTGGGTACATTGATGACAATATGTTTTTATCTATTACCTCTGAGGCAGCGTTTGCTTGTTTCGGCATGCAACTGCAGTTTGGGCGCACTTATCCCAGCAAGATTGTTATAGATACATCGTTAAACGGAAAGACCGTAGAAGAATTAAGCTATACGGTAGATAGAGAAGACTTCATCATATCCCACGAGTTCGCGCCGTTCGACGAAATGACTATCTATGAGGACGCACCCTCAAAGACAGGAGGAAGGGCTGTTCTTAACAAGGTAAGCTTTGGAAATGTTACGGACTACGAATTAAGCTACGGAAGAGAACTAACCAAAACGCCTCTAGGCACCCAGCTTCAATCTGTAAAGACCTTGGATCTTACAAGGACAGAATACCTAGATAGCACCGAGGGAGAAAAGGAGCTTGCTAAGGTAGAGTGTACGTTTGAGAGCTTTGTTAATTCAGA